GCAGACTTAGGCTCATGGCCCAGTGTCTGTTCACCGCCAATCATCTCAGTAGCTTCTTGAATAACCTCGTCTATATCTAGACTAAAGTTAAATGTTCCTGAAGTTGCCATTATTCAGCCTTTATGTGGTAGGCTTCTTTAGATCAACAGACTTACCTGTTACTTGTGGACCTTTACGAGCAGCACCAAATCCTTGACCTGTTGGCTTACCAGTAGACTCAAAGACATCCTTTGGATCATTAATCTCGCCAACATAAAACTTGGAAGTATATTCAGTTACCTTTGCCATAATAGTTTTCCTTTACTTTGATTTCTTTTTACCAGCAGCAGCAAGCTGCGCCATTTTCTTTGCGCCATACTTCTTACGACCAATATATGCAGCAAGTGCCTTGGGGTCTTTAACACCCTTTGCTGAGAAAGACTTTACAGCCTTTTCAAATCTTTTGCCTGTACCAAGCTTTGGTTTCTTTGCTGGTGGTTTCATAATCTGACTTCCTACACTTGATCTACTAATAGCCATTTTACTTTCTTTTAATCCCTCTTACAAGCTTTTGTCCTTTAGGTGGCATCTTTTTTGAGCCAGAAGAACCAGCCCAAAAAAACTTATCAGCCCAATAGGCTGCACTTTGTGGACCCTTTGCAATATTCTTTGCATGTCTTGTTTTAAAAGCTTTACGTGCCTCTGGTGAGTAGTTGTGTCCCATCTTCTGGTCACCAAAGCGAATAACTTTTACACCACCAGAAGGAGCCTTAACGGCAACCATACCTTTTTTTGTTGGATGGTCTGGTGTACGCTTTGGTTTATTCAAACCAGATAAACCATACTTTTTAAGTTTATTACGATCTGAATCAGAAAGAGCCATTACTTTACCTTTCTAAATCTTTTAACTTTAGTAGCTACGGCTTTAGGCTGCTTTACAAACTGCTTACCCTTAGCCATTCCCTTTTTCTTTGCTGCTGTAGTTGCGGAATACTGCGAGGAACTAAGAGACTTAATAGCTTTTTCTGGAAGATACCTTTCTCCAGTTTCCAATGAAGGCTTACCAGACTTTGTTCGCCACTTCTGTTTTGTCCAAGATGACAAAGACTTCTGGCTTTTACTTTTACTACCAGAGTAACCACCACCAGCCTTTTCGTAACGCTGCGCTACAAGCTGCGCCTTACGTGCAGACCACTGTCCCGGCTTTCCACCTTTGTCTCCAGCCATTACTTCCTTTTTAATACGTTCACGAAGTGATGGCTTTGTATAATTAACCACGAGTTACTACTTTTTGTATGGGCCTTTACCATAGCCCCGCATTGCAGCGCCACAACCAATCTGACCACCTTTCATATACTTACGCTTCATAGCTTTAGCTGCGCCAGCTTCCATTTCAGACATACGATTGCCACGATTAATTGCCGCACCTTCTGAAGGAGTTGTGGGTTTTGGTTTGGGAACAGGACCACCAGTTTTTCTATTAATCATTTTTTGTCTCACTTCTTCCATTGGAATAATTTTTTTACCATCAGCAGGTGTCATATCACGTGCTTTAAAAACATCATAGTATTTACTATCTTTACCTTTAACTCTTTCTGCTCTTTTAGCGGAAGGAACTAGGCCATCATATTCATATTGAAGACGGGCTAGCTTAGTACGAAACTTTGTACGAGGAGAACCATACTTTGCAGTTTCTGGAATCTCGCCTTCAGTTACTTTTGAACCGCGCGAAGGTGTAGCGGCAGTAGAAGCTGGTGTGCCTACATCTGTAAGTTCTTTACGCATTCTTTTACGAATAGCATCTTCTGCTGTTGTTTTGCGTGAGCCTTCTATTAGTTTTTTAATACCTTCTTTTACAAGTTTAGATTTAGCAGCCATTATTTTGATCCTTTCATAGCTTTGCCATAACCACGTAGTGCCTTACCAACGCCACGGGAACCACTAGCCTTTTTCTTTTTAGCTACTAGGCCACCCTTCTTACGGCCACCACCAACACCTTTTTCCTGAAGGCTGCGAAGCATATCGACTAGATCAGGTTCTTCTGGAATATCTTCGGCAGAACGATAACGACCACGCATCATGTCGTCAATCTGCTCACGAGCATAACCAGAATCGCCTTCAGAGAAACGACGACCAGTACCTACACCAGTTTGTTCAGCTTCACGACTAAGACGGCCCATAAACTGTTCACCAGTTTCACCTTCTTGTTTTGAAATTTGCTTACGTGCTTGGCTGCGTGTTACACCAGTTTTTACTGGCTTACCTTTTTCACGTGAGCCTAGTACAGTTGTCTCTGCTTCTTCTGGCCGAGCTTGCATTGCTTTAGTACGTTCTTCCCGCATGCTTTCCTTAGATTGTTTCTTTGGAACAGCAGCAGGTTTACGTGTACGCTTTGGCTTTTCGGCTGCTTTCTTTGCTGCCCGTACCTTGGCATCACGCTTCATCTGCTGCCCAGCTTCACGAACGGCATCATTCCCATACTTTTTCTTTGCAGCTTCTTTGCCAAGTCTACCGGCAAACTTAATAATTTCTCTACGAAGTGCTGCGGTTGCCATTTAAAACTTCTCCCTAAATCTTTTAATTCGCATTGGGAATGAGCGTATTGTCGCCACCAGCCGGAGAAAAAGGCGCTTGCATGTCGTCGCGCCTTGTACGACGAGCCTGATTCCTTTGCAACTCCAAGATTTGATTATAGACATTTTGATAAGTCCCTACTTGTGTATAGTTTTTCATAAAGAGCATCGCTTCAATCATGCAAGCATTAAACAAAAGATCATAACAAAAGTCAGAAAAATAGTTTGTCTGGTTTGCTGAAGTCAAAGCTGTTGGCTTGGAAACATAAACAATCTCGCCATTACAAGTGGATGCGGGTGTTGGAGCAATTAGAATAGTTGTGTTGTTTCTACGTGCGTAATACTTAGGCTCAGATGTAGATGCAACTACCGGCCAATAGTCATTAATAAATTCGTCCGTTCTTGCCAGAAGGTTAATTTTAGAACCATCGCTAACAATGTTTACATTCTTAATAACTCTTGTACCAGAAGGAAGAGTTACTTTATTGTTGCCAGCAGATACAGCAACAGAAGTATAGGTTACAAGACCATAGTCATCTAGGTCTTTAGTAAGCCTTTCCTCTGCGCGATTAACCATATTGGGGACATAATTGTAAAACTCTGTAGAATCATCTTCCGCAGTGTCAATAATGTCTCCGACAAGATACGTATAGTTAGCCATAGAAAACTGTCGTTGTAGCAGTAGATGTTGGAGCAGATACCTTTACAGGACCATACATTCTAACACCTAGTTCATTTAGATAAACATCATTAACATCAACAGCAGTAGTGTTAACGTATTTAATGATGTTTCCATTTACGTTGCCATTTGCATCTGTCTGAACACCAGTGATAGCAAAAGTGCCAACCCCTGAAGACTGGATCATGTGGACCCTTGTATCAGTGATTGTTACACTTGTTACGGTATCCAGCAATGCACCACTACCCGTTACAAATGCAACTCTAATATTGGAAGCCATTAATTTTTCTCCACACAGCACATTAATAGATATAAGCAGTCCATGCCTAATTATATCCTATAATGTTTAAAAATAAAAGAAAGGGAGAAGAAGTAAACATAAATATTATGTTACCCCTTCTCCCAATCTATTTATACCAAACTAAAGATTAGCTTGGATTGGCACCGAAGAAACCGCGCCAGTCAGACCAACCGAAGCTGTAACGCTCACGGGCCTTAAAGCGAAGGTTGCCAGTGTCAAAGTCCTCTTCCATCTTGGTGGCAAGAGGTGCACGGACGAACATCTTTGTACCGTTTGGAACATCGGTCTTGAGGAACCAGTTGTTCGTATCAGTGAAGCGACGGTTGACAAAGAAGCCCTTTGGAACCATGCCCTGATTACGGATGCTGTTGATGTCGTTTAGATTGGTGGCACCAACTGTTGTATCTGTTGGGTTTACACCAATTGTGGTTGACATGGTGCTGTTTAGAATCTGATCTGCAACGAAGACTAGATCAGTTGGAACATGCAGTGAAACTGCCTGTGCACCAATGAGAATACCACGATCATCCTTTACCTTTGAAATGGCAATGAGGCCAGTCTCAAGTGAGGATTCGCTAAGGTCAGAAGACCCAATGATGTTTGACTGGTTGCCAGTCATTGTTGGGTGTGAAGCGGAGAATAGAGCAACGCCGTCGCCACCAAGATAGCTTGCGCTGAAGCCGTTGTTGAAAACGTCGGCAGCTTTAACCTGCTTGGTGTTTGCCATTGCACGGGCAAGACCACGTGCACGAAGCTTGGAGAACGTATCATAAAGATTGTCTTCCATTGCTTCTTCAGTAATGGCGAAAGCAAGTGCTACTGTCTCGTGTGTATAACGAGCGGTGTAGCCTTCCTGTGCCTGATCGTACTGGACAGCAGCGCCTTCACCCTTAACAGGTGCAGTGCCGAAACCAGTGAACAGTACCTCTTCTTCAAATGCCCGATCTGAATTTTCGGTATCGAAGAGAGGAGCGTGTTCGTTGTCTACGTTACCGTACTCAAGACCAAAAATGGCGTTAAGACCGGGGAGTAGCTCCTTGGAAATACTAGCTCTGTTAATAGCCATTGTCTAGCCTCCCTTAGTTAACTGAAGAGTCGGCGGAAATATAAGCATCAATATGCTTAACAATCCGACACTCAACACGTGGATAGCCAGAACCAAGTACGTTACCGGGTTCATTGACAACTGCAATTGGACGAACCATTGCATGACCAGTTGTTCTGGTAGATGCATCAATAGCAAAACCTGAACGACCAGTGACAGTTGAACCGGCACCAAGAGTGATATTGAAGTTCTGTGAGTTCATATCACCGATTGAAACTACGCCGTCTGCCTGTGCCACGAAAGTTGCTTCTGGATTATCAACAACCATTGCATAAGCATCGGTAGCTGAAGTGTTTGCAGGCCAATAATCAGACCACTGGGGCTGACCATTGACTACATAGCGACAACCAATAAAGACACCCATTGCCTTGTCTGTGGTTGTAGCAAGAACATTTACATACCCTGCTGCGTTCGTAACGATATCACCAGCGAAGATATTGCTGTTATAAGCGGAGGCGATTGGATATTCATTTGCGCCTGCGCTATTTGGTGAACCACCACGAATGCGTGAAGGGCGAAAACCGTCTGGTGCTAGAGTAGCAGTCATGTTTTCTCTCCTTTGTTAATACTGTGACTAGCGACAGAAGACGGCTTGATTAACTTAATCGTCAAATCTCGCACGACCCCTTGTCACTCTAGTTCTACTAGAGTTGGAAATTGGCATCGCTGAATTGCTTTCGCGCATTAGCTGGGCATTAACAGCATCAACCATCTCCCGACTCTTGTTCTCATAAAATTCTTGGCGGGACTTGGCACGAGCCTTGGTCATCTTTGCCAAGGCCAAATCTCCACGACAGATTGCGCCAGTATAACGTCCCTCTTCTCTCACGACAGAAGAGTTGACCATCTCAGGAACTTCTTCAACAGTTACAAACTGCCAGCCTTCAGACAGACGCTTACCAACATTCTGGTAATCGTCCTTACCTTTTAGGCTGACGCGAATCCAACGAAGGGCCATCCCTTCCCCATCGAAACGAGCTTTGACTGATGGCGGAATGGAAAGCCAGTCTTGCTCTTCAAATACGTCGTTAAATTCTCTAGTCTGCATTTCCCGTGTATCGTCAATACGTGATGTTGTAGTACGTGTCATAGTATTATCCTTTCACAACGCTCATTAACCAATAGTGGTGTAGTCACCAGAAGCTCGTTCTGCTTTGAGCTTCTCTTCGGCATATCGTTCAAGTGGAATCCCCCACTTATTTGCAAGACGGATATCTTCTTGCGTAAGCTTCACCTTCTTTCCAGAAGAGGGAGATGCTGGTGTGCGTGACGCACCAGCTACCACCTGAGCCGAATTTGACGCATTCGGCTTACGTGCAACAGGCTGCTCTTCTACTTCAGCCTGAAACTTGTGAGGAAACTGTTCGCGCATACGCCGATCAATCTCCTCGTAGAACTCGTCGTCTGAAGGACTAAACCCTTCGTTCTTCAGATCGTAATCAATAGCAAGTGCGGCTGCTGTCATTACGTTGTTGCTACCAAACCAGTCATTCTTACCAGCCCATGCTACAGCCTTTGGATCGTATTGTGTCTGCTGCTGCTGTGGCTGTGGTTGTTCAACAAACTGCGCCTCTACCTGCTCGTTATACCGCTGCCATGATTCCCGGCTACTTTTTACGCCAGTTAGTTCAGCGTAAGCCTGCGTCATGGCTTCCTGTGCTTCAAGCATTCCTTTTGAATTGCCTTCGTCTGCGGCACGTTCATAGGCTTGCTTTGCATAGTCAATCTTACTAAGAAGCTTTTCCTCAGAAGAATCAATACTGCGCTTTAGCGAAGTAGCTAAGTCTTTCTCCTGTTCTCGTAGCTTCTTTCTTAGTTCTTCCTTCTCAGCTTCCAGTGCTGCAATTCGCTCTTCACGTTCCTTGCGCTGCTGGACTAGCTGCCTAATTCGTTTCTGTGCACCCTTAGTTTCCACTCCTTTAAGCATTTCAGCTTCATTGGAGTTGGTGCCATCAGTATCTTCTTCTGTATCTGTTGCAGCCTCAACTTCTTCAATTGTTCTGTTGGGCTTGGTTTCGGCCACCGGCTCATTTTCTAAAACTTCGTCCTGCTCAATCTCAAATTCTACTTTTTCTTTTTCAGGAGCAGCAGATGAGACACTAATTTCATTCCACTCTGACATTTACTTTTTCCTTACGTAGTTGCGAAACTAACGATTAACGCTAAACAATAATAGTATATTATACTATAATATTTAGTTTGACAAATTATATGTTGGATCAAGTTCCTTTGGATCATTGACTACCATCATTACTTGGTCATCAAACAGAAGTATAAGCTTATGCCCCTTGTATAGAAACTTTGTTCCAGCATGCTTGCCATAACAAACATAATCTCCAACTTCACACCAAGGACCATTAGTAAACTTATCAGTATCCTTATAAGCTAGGCCACCAACTGCAAGCACTTTGCCCACAGTCGTTAGGTAAGCCATGTCGTCCTTGGTAGAATCTGGAAGAATGATACCACCCTTCGTCTGTTCCTTTACGGATACAGGACGAATAAGTAGAAAGTAACCGGGAATCTTCGGAAGCTCGTTCGCTGCAATATCAGGAACACCATCGTCAGTAATCCACTGGTCATTCTTAATGGCTCGTGCCATTCCTGCCTGAATCATATCTACTCCTTTTATTCTTCTTCTTCGTAGATTCTTTTATTTACTACTTCTTTAAGTGTATCTCTACACCATTCCATACCGGCAATTTGTCCAACCATTTGCCTGTATTCATAATACTCAGAAGCCGAGCCATTCGCAAGAGAATTTTTTAATTCTTCAATACGCTGGTTATAGTGCTTCAGGATATCATCCCAAAGTGTCATTGTTAAATGTCTTCAGCTTTTGCCAGTTCTGTAACAATGTCGGCAGCTTTTAGAATCCGATCATTAGTTAGTTCTTCTTCCTGCTTTAGAAGGTCTGCAAAAATTTCTACAGCCTTCATTGCTTTCTTGGCATTACGATCTTTTTCTTTTTCATCCGACTTAAGAATCTGAGAAGCACCGTTAGAGTAAGCATCAACAGCAAGCTGCATCTCCTTCAGACCAAGTTCACGGTTCTTTAGTGCGGCCTGTGCCTGTTCCTTAGCAAGCTGTGCCTGAAGCTTCTGCTGCTCAATGCTGAGACGCTGACCCTCAAGCTGTACCATCTGCTGCTCTGGAGTAATATTCATGCCCTGCTTGGCAAGAATCTGGTTGGTCTGCGCAATCTGCTGTGCGGCCTGCGCCATAATCATCTCAGCAGTCTTTTCGTCAATTTGCTGACCAGACATAGTAGCCTGTTCTTCTGCCTGACCAACCATGCCACCAAGCTGCTCCTGATACTTCAGGATCATATGCTCTTGAATGTTAGCCTGAAGAACTGGAACAATTCTCTGCATGGCAGGATTGCCGCCGTTCATTGGGTCTTGAATGTAGGCAGTCTTGGTAGCAATGTGTGCATCGTGGTTCTGTCCAACAAATGCCTGAATTGGCATACCCTTGACAGCAGCAAGAATATCCGATACTGGATCAAGCGGCATAGGATCAGGTTTCTTCGGCATGATCTTGTCAAGGTTAGGCACGTTGGCAGCTTGAAGAATAGTTCTATTAAGCTCTTCCATGTTAAACATGCCGGGTGGGCTTGTCTGCGACAGGTTAAGAGCAAGCTGGGCCAGTGCCATTCTGTGTGCATTCGATGGAATGTTAGGATCACTGACAGGAATAATATCAATACGACCATCAAAGTCCTTACGATAGATTGTAATCGTATCGTCTGGAATGTCGTAGTTTTCTTCATTCGGTAGATACTCGTAGTTAATACGAGCAAGAATCTTGAACTCGTCCTTCTGTGCCTTGTGCAGACGCTTGTGAATAGCACTGAAGAACTTGCTGCTTGCTTCCAGCAATGCCATTGTTGTACCAACTGGGCCATAGCTGGATGCATCCGATACCATCTGCTCTGCTGTATCCGCAAACTTCTGTCCAGTCTGCGAAATAAAATTCAGCATATTGTATAGGGTGGCACTTGGTTCCTTATAGGGCAGCGGCACAATTGCCTGCTGGAGATTAACACCAGTTGCTTCTACGTCCTTAAATTCACCGGGGCTAATAGGATCATTGTCGCCAACAATCTTGACGCCCTTCTGCTTAAAGCCACCGGGCAGGTTAGCAAACTGACCAGCATCTACTAGTGCACGCATAGCTGCTGTCGCAGTCATAGTCAGGTTGCCAAGGAAGTGGATCAGGCCCAGACCATAGAAACCAAAACCGGGAACATAACGATAGTGCGTAAAGAACATCTTCTTCTGCTTGGCAGCATCATCCTCGTCGTAGTTCCTACGGATTGACAAAACCTTGCGGGACTGCTCTTCAATCGTGACAATGTAAGGAAGAGGCAGACCGTCATCCTCATCGGATTCTCCCGGCAATTCTAAATAGCAGTGTTGCTCTAAGAGAACATACTGCGGGTCATGTTGTGAAGAGGGGGAAAGACCTAGAATTGTATTCATTTTTTCAGTCATCGCAGACTGAATGGGAGCCGCAGCCGTAGGCAGGTCGATTTCAGCATACATCCCTGCGTTAATGCATCGCTGAAGTTCGATGGGACTGCGGTAGATTAAGTGAGTATAACGGTCTGCCCGTCGCAGGTCCGTGGCGTAATACGACACGAAGAATTGGTCAATAGGCACAAACTCAGAAACTGGCCTATTAAGACCTGTATCAAAATAAATCTTTTTGAATGCGGAGCCAATCAGCGGAAGATTGAACAGCATCCTTTCTGTTTCATCGAAGTATTCAGGAATCTGCTCTGTCAACTGGTAGTTCATAAAGGTCTTGACACGCTGCGCCTGCTCTTCCTTTTCCTCTGTGTACTTGCCAATCATCTGTGTACGAACAGGACCGGCTGGCGGGAAAAGTTCTTGCGTTGCCTTCGACTGGAACTTGACAGCAGATTCAATAATCAGAGGATGGACGGCAGTGCAGGCACCGTCAAATGGCTCACTGGTTTCCTCAATCTTTAGGCCAAGAAGATCGAAGCCCCTTTCAAACATGGACTCCCAATCAGCCCGACTTTCCTTGTCAGCCTGATAGTTTTCGTAGACCATCTCAGCAATGTCTTGAAGTGTATCTTCATCTAGATCGTCAACAAGATTTCTAAAGAAACCTTCCTGATCGTTCATATCATATTCAGGAAGACCACCCTCTTCACCTTCACCAAATTCAATAACAACACCACCATCATCTTCAAACTCGTAGCTTACGCCGGGAGTTTCAATTTCAGTACTGGTTGGCCCAATGCCAATCTCAATGATGTTATCTCTTTCAATCCGGTCAAAAGGATTTCTTTCTACAGCCATATTAAAAACTTCCCCTGTTATTTATTGTGCCTCATAGTAAGGCATATAGTTCTTCACAACTACAATATTAGGATTATAGTATTAAGTTCTCCAGTATGCAACTCTTTTATGCTTTCGTGGATTTTCATCGTCATCCCAATTCGGATCATCTGGATGTGTAAGACGCCAACTATCCTTGACATAATGGATAGCCATTGTCATCGCATCCACTTGGTCATCGTGTGCACCATAAGGGAATGACAA